CTTAGGTACGATATTAGATAAGTACCTGCTGTAGATACAGTAGTTAATAAGTTAGCATCCACCTTTGAGTTAGCGTGTGCTGATACAGTATGACCACCACTATTAACCAGTAAGATAAACCCTGATTGACCATCTGTGATGTTAGTAAAGGTTAAAGTAAAGTTACCAGTAGGTGTACACTTAAAGTTATTACCACCATCCATATCAAATGAACCATCGTTATCAGTAACAATAGTACCACGCTGAGAGCCAGTCCAAGATTGGTCTTGTGTTAAATCTAACTTTAATTCAGTAGTATCTATTGCTAAACCACCATTTGCCTTTAAGTCAAGGCTAAACTCTGTTGTTGTTAAATCTAGTCCATCACCTGCTGTGTAAGTTGTATCACTATCTGTTGATGGCGCACCTGTTGATAAAGTTAATATATTAACCCAAGCACTGTTTGCCGAGTTTCTTATCTTTAATAAGTCGTTTGCTGTATCAGCCCACCACATAAATGCGTATGTTGTAGAAGGTGCTGTCGCATTACTATTCTGACTTACTATTGCCGAAAAAACATTATTCAAATCAGAGCGAGTATTCGCACCCGTTTGATTCGCTATTACATAATCGTGTGTTGCCATTGTTTAACCTCTTGAATTTACTTGAAAGTTTATCATAATTAGTAGCCTCTTGCGTTCCAATTAAACTTAATGTCCTGTGGACTGCCTGTTCCATTACCTTGATAGAAAGTAACATCAAAGCCTGTTGTTGTTTCATTGCTTAATACAATTCTATCGTTTTGGTCTAAATCACAGCCAGTAATACCAACACTAGGGATAATATAGAAAGGGTCGTTATAAGTGATTGACTTTGTTCCTACACCCGATTGAATCGCGTTATCACCTTGTACTCTATCCGGCATATCAACACTTACGCTTAATTCTGTTACATTGATTTGGTGTAATACATCAGTTGAGGTACACTCAATCTTAAACTTATAAGCCCTACATCTATAATCTGCTACAGTAAATTTAGCCCACGAACCCCAAGTAGGTGTGCCGGAAGGGTCGTCAGTAGTTGTAGCCACATATAAATCTAAATTCACATCTGAAGGAATGTTATCAAAATCTGCCCAAGTATCCATTAGTGTTGTTCTATCGTCAATCATATCACCCATTGTAAAAGCGGTGAATGTCACATCTGAAGTTACACGACTTGTATAAGTTGAGCCTAAATCAATATAAGTATCAAACTCATAAGTACCTGCTTTATCTAATCCGCCATAAGCATCTAACAAAGTCCAAGTATCCATTAAGCCACTAAACGAATCAAATAGTGTATCTGCCTCAAATTTAAGAATACTATCAGCCACAATCATATCTGTCTTAGTACCACTAAAACTCGGATTCTGTGTTGATGTCACAATGAAATTCATATTGACAATATTAGGCACAGTCGTTGTAACGAAACTTGATACATTAACCGACTCATTGCCAGTTGAATCCACAAACTTCGCCATATAAGTACCAGACAATAAAGGCAATACTGCTGTTGTATTATGTCCTGCTACTGCTGAACCAATATCTGTTGAGTTTTCCCAAGTCGCACCACTTGTCTTATTTGAATGTCTGAATCTAACCTTACCACCAGTCCTAACATCAAGGTCAGTTGCTAAAGTCCACGATAAATGAGCATAGCCACCTAAAGCGATAAACGTCAATCCATCTACATCTACCGGTGGTGTAGTTAAACCGTTAACTGTTACATTGCTTAATGTTGTATAGGCTGAACTAACACTCATTGAATTAACCGCTCTCACTCTAAAGTCATAAAGTGTAGGGTCAACATCATCTAATCTAGCATCAGTTGTTCTTGTTGTTGTTAGGAATACCCAATCACTATCAGCACTCTTCTTCCACTCAACATTGTATTCTTTAACAAATTTATCAGCACTAGCAGTCCATGATATATCAACTCTAACCTTTACACCTGCCGAGCCAATAGTGTCATACAAAGACTCAGTTGTAGTCACAGAAGTGGGCGGTAATACCGAGTTCATATTAGGCAGGTTAGTATTCGGTATACTATCTTGTGCTGTTACATTGCCGAAGTTATAAACTGTTGAATCATATTCACGAGCCGAAATCTTAATCTCACTAGACGACTTAATGTCCATACGCTCAACTCTAAACTGTTTATTAGTCCAACCCATGCCAGTGTCAGTAATAGTTACAACCTCACCCACATCAACCTGTAGAGCCTCAATAGTTGCCAAGAATGAAACCGCTATCTGTTGTCTTGATTGATTCAATGTTAAAGCACATAACATCTGCGCTCGTTCAATATCAGTATTGAATGGTAGTTTTATAGACTTTTCTAATGTAAGCCCGTTGTCGTTAGTTTTGTAAGTGGTAGATAATGAGTGAGCAATATCATCCCTCCAATCGCGTTCCTTGTTAATAAAGTCAGCGTTGATTCTATTAAAACGGTTCTTCTTTGAACCCATAGAGATAGCCCATCCACCAATAACATTAGTCTTGTCAAAAGCAAACCCTACACTCTCAGCCTTATCCATTATTAACTTATACGTACCGGATGTAAATACAAGGAAGCCTCTACAACTTGTTAAAATTGCTTTAAGCGCATTAATAGAGCCTGTCTCGGTATTGATTAGTCCATTACAAGTATATCTCTTAACAGTAGAGCCATCGCCTGTTAAATCAACCAATTCATCACAATAGTTCGCGGCTGAAGTGAAACTTGTATCATCAATCTCACTAGCCGATAAACCTCTTCCATATCTTGTATTTGTTAGATAGTCTCGAACACATAAAGCAGGATTATCACTCCATGCTGTAGTTGCTGTTCTAGGGTCGTATATCTTAACGCCTTTTGTAACAAAGTTAATTGTAGGGATACCGCCAGTAAACGTCTCTTGGTCATACTCAAGTCTTACATAAGCATATGCCGTACCTTTAAGTTGGTGTGCGCTTGTCCATAGGTTAGATGCTGATACAAGGGCTGAATCAGCGGCTTGTGTTTCTGAACCTGTATGGATTGTATAAGTAACATAACTTTCATACTTTGAACCAACTAAAGACTCATCATCTACAAACACCTCTGTAACGCTATCAATCTCACCCTCACCTAAAACAAGAATCTCATACAAGTATTGGTTGTCTGTGCCACTTGTTTCAACAAATACTTTAGTAGCACCAATTCTACGCTCACCATAAATAATAGGAATAGGGTCATTACTGCTAGCCTTATTGGTCATTGCCCCTTGAGTGCCAGAGTCTACATCTGGCATATCCGGAGTCAAAGAGTCCATAATGAAATCACCAACTACATAACCAACCACCGCACCAATAGCAACTGCGGCTACAGTTCCAACTGCTACATAAGCAACCACCGCACCTACTACGAAACCCGACATTCTGCCCCCTGCGATAATGATTGTCTGTAATCTATAGTAATCTCTTCACCAAGACTCCCTCCTTTGCATCCTTTTATGTATTCATTGGCAATAATATAAGCGTTATCACCCTCGATTATTGGATAGGCGTTAGGTGTTTTTGAATGGTTAATATAACGTCCTGCCGGTGTACGATTTACACCTATTCTAGCAACCGCTATTCTCTCACCCTCTTTAAATGGTGCTGTAGCGAACATACCTTTACCCTCAATCTTAGAATCAGAAACGGTTACATTATAACTGCCGTGAGGGAACGGTATTTGGTCATCCGGATTATTTGTTAATTCTTGAACCTTCTCATGCGTAAGCCCAAACTCCGCTATGGCTTTATAATAATCAACCGTGTCGTCAGCATTATCAAACCCCGATAACATATCACTTGCGTTCTTGTACTCATCCCATGTTGTAGACTTTCTAAGGTACATTTTTTCAAGTTTATCGGTATCAGTTTCATCAGTTGAAAACACATTCTGCCATATTGTATCTTCGTACACAAAAGCCACTTTCCGCCCTTCTTCAGCGACAAATGTTTGTGGCGCACTCATCTCAACCCATACGCCATCAGCACCTAAAAACTTAATCCTGCCTTTAAGCGTAATATTAAGATGTTTAGTCTTATGATAATGACCCATTACAAACGCACCTGCCTCCATTGAGACTTCTCGAATATAAATATTAGGCGCGAACCTGTGAGTAACAGGCGCATCTATTTGTTCCATATTGAGAAGAGTAGCCTCCATATTTTGGGCTGTATTCTCATCAAATTGTATTGGTAAGCAATAATCAGAATTATTAACTAAAACCGTTGTGTGCTCATTGTACTGAGCGAGAGATGTGTCTAATGCTGATTTCGGAAGATTTTGTATCATTCTCTCCCCCAAGGAATATCTTTCTGAATCTCACTAGCAAACTCAAAACCTTTATCACCAGAGAAATAAGTCTGATGTTCTTCGTGATTTGTATGTCTACCTGTATTTCTTTCAAAGTCCACCCATACATTTGTAGCACTAATACTAACAACTGACTTACCATTCTTAATATCTTCTTTAATAGTAGGCGCATCCATTCTGCCTTCAAGCATAAGAATTGGGTCTGCTATCCAAGTTCCATCACTAGCCAAGAACCCCATATATATCTTCAAAGGTCTATCAATATAATCCTCTGCTAAAATTAGGTTTATATATGTTTGATCTACACCGGATAATGATACTTTGACATTTGATACAACAATCTTAGATTGCTCTGATATATCGGATATTTGTAATAAACCACCTGCCGGATTATAAGTATTACCACCGAAAGACACCTCATGAAAGGCATCTGTAGTATATGTTGTTTGAGCATCAAAATGAGCCGACACCAAATGAATAGGTCTGTTCTGGTCTTTAGCAGATTCAGTAGCGTTTGAGCCTGTTATTCTTGCCATTAAAACGCCTCAACTAATTTTGTACTATATTTAGTAAAGCCCCTGTTGTCAGCCAACATCTGTTGTTCTTTGTTATCTAAGGCTACAGTAAAAGATACATTTGTGTAATTCACAGCCTCGTCATCTACTAATGCTGTAATCAATGAAGGCTCAATGCTTAGACTTGTAGTCGCATCTGCTGTAATCATATAAACCTTATCATGACCACCAAACTTAACAAAGTCACCGGCTTTTAAAGTGCCAGTTAAACCATCACAAGCAATAGTTGAAGAGCCTACCGCATAACCACTCGCATTATTAACCAGTAGTGTACCTGTTGCTGTACCACTTGTATTGCCATAGATAGGTGGAACGAAAGAAAATGAACTGTACTTGCCTTTTTGAGAAATAACAAATGCCCATAAAGGTGCGAAGTCCGCTCTATTTAGAGGTGGATATTTCAACTCAAAGTGCCATCTCTGTGCGCCTGTTGTTCTTGTCTGCCTTCTAAGGTTTTGTGTAACACTGACAAAAGCAGGTGTTTCACTTGTAATCTTAATACTACTAGGCTTTGGTGTTGTTGGATAACTCATATCGCTATACTCTCCCCTTGTTCATTAAATGCTGAACGAATAACGCCAACTATTAATTCGCTGTTTTCAATCATTGCTGATTGGAATGATTGTGAATCCATAGCGTTGACTGTAAAGTCAATATTCACTTCGTTTGTAGTTTGTAAGCCTTCTTGGCTTGTAGCACCATTTTCTTTAGTGTGGTCAATAACGGTTTCTTTAGGGTGAAGGATAGCCATGAAACCACCCTTTCCATCTACACCACCAGAGCGAGAGCCGTCACCTGTAAATCCGCCACCATCTGCTGAAGGTAAGGCTGACATTTGTGCTGATGCTACTGCTAATGAAGATGTAGCCGTAATACCTGCCATTGCCGGTACTGAATTAGCACCAAAAGTAGCAAGAGAAACCATTGCTGCAGCCGGAGTCCACGCGGCTGTTGTTGCTATTCCTGCGGCTACATTTGCTGAAGATACTGTTGCTATTGATGCTATTGCGGCTGTTGTTTTCGCGGCTTGAGATGAAACTGTAGATGCTACATCTGCTTTCTTAAAGATTAAATCTTTAGCCCAGTTGATAGCCATTTGAACGCCCATCTCAACCACAGAACTAACCACTGAACCCATAATCTGTTGTCCTAGTTTCTTCATAGTCATGTTTGACTTCTCACCGAATACTAACATTTGAGCAGCCGCATCACCAATACCACTAGCCAATGTTCCACCGTTACCAAATATCTCATCAATGCTTTCTTCAAAGTTAGCCAAAGGACTATCCATTTCAGACAATCTTGTTACAGCCTCTTCATAAGCCGTAGTTGTATTTGCTATAGCCTCTGCTCTTTGTTCTTCAGTTAATTTATTAGCCTCAGCGTATGCGTTAACTCTTTCTAATTCAGCGTTATAGCCTTGTAGTAGTTTCTCTTCATCACTTAAATTAACACCAACATTCTTGATGCTTTCAATGTACTTATTGTTAGTTGAGATTAAGCGTTGGAACTTCTTAATAGTTGGGTCAACTACTACTTCCGGTGTAGCGACTATATCCTTAACATCCGTCGTTTCTCCGGCTTTCAATAATCTATCAATATTAGCCTTGGCTGTCTTAATGCTCACATTGTAAGACAACATAGACGCATCTAGCCCAGCGATAACTTGTTGAGCCTCTGTGGCGTTAAGTTCCATATCGCCAAACATACCCGTCTCTTGTACGCTCTTTTTCTGAAGTTTAAGAATCTCTATCTCAGCGTTATAGGCAAGAATAGCCTCTTGCTCTTTCTTGATTTGCGCATGGTCAATGAATACAAAATCTTTAGGCTTTTCAAACTTAGTGAAAGCACCTGCAATCTTGTCTAATCCTACAGCAAGGGCTGTTACACCTGCTAATACAATCCTAGCCTTTTTACCACCTAAGAATGCCATTACAACACCCACTTCAAGTATCCATGGGTCAACCTTCATTAGAGTGGCAAACACACTACCAATAGCCTTACCAACACTCATAATACCTTGACCAAACTCTTTAACCATTGCCATAGTTTGAGGGTCGCCTAGTGCGCCTGTAATACTCAAGACAATATCTTTAACTGCCTCAAATATACCTGTCTCTGCTAATTGAATCTTTAACTTAAACCAAGCATCTTCCATCATTGATACTTGTCCTTGGAATGTCTTGGCTAATTCTTTAGTAGCACCAACTGCTGTGGTAGTGTTATTAGTCCACATTTCATT